TGACCAAAAAAATGCGGGATCGCTTACGTTCGCGGAAACACAAGCAATGAGGTGACCGATGGCTCGCGTCATCATCTATCGCAATTACAAGCTGCTGGTCGACAAGGACCCGGTCATCGAGGCGCTGCGGATCGTCATCAAGTCGGAAGAAAAACTCAAGAACAGCCAAGCCCATTCGATCACCGGCATCGCCACGCAGACCTTCGATAGCTGGTTCGACGGCACCACGCGCAAACCGCAAAACGCAACCGTGTCGCAAGCGGTGGCCGCACTAGGCTACGCGCACGACTATTTTTTTGATGACAACGGCAACCTGGTCCCGCACTTTACAAAAAAGCTGAAGATCGACCGGCAAAAAGCCATCGAGGCTCAGGCCGTGTTTTTTCTCAAGAACCATCCCGCTAAGAAGAAGAAAAAGAAAAAGCGCAAGACAACGAACGGCCATGCCAAATGACGCTCCCGGTATGAGGTGGAAGAACTTTCGTGACCATCCAAAATGGCAACGGCAGCGCATTGCGCTGTTCGAATATTTGGAGAACCATTCAGTGATCGAAGCAGCAAACCGGTTTCGAATGTCGAGATCGGCGGTTTATCAGAAAATTGCCAAACGCAAGCGCAATCCACAATTCGGGCGGGCACCATGAGGATCAAGGACCTCAAGTGCGGCGACCGCGTCACCCTTGCCGAAGGCGGCACCGTCGGGGTAGTCACCGCCATCGCCAGATGCCGCATCGTCGAAACTGCCCCCGGCACGGGCGAGGCCTATGAGGTCAAATGGCAAGACGACAAGGGCGAAACCGGGCAGATGATCGTGGCGGGGAATCATAGCGTCGAGGTGCGCTGATGGAGCGCCAGTGCGGCGGCTGCACTCTGTGCTGCAAACTCCTGCCGGTCCACGACGGGGCGCTGGTCAATGGCAAGCGCATGCCGGGATCGCTCGACAAGGCATCGGGCGAGCGTTGCCCGCATCAGCGCACCGGCAAAGGCTGCGCGGTCTACAATACCCGCAAGATGCCGTCGTGCTGCCACTTCTGGAACTGCCGCTGGCTGGTCAATGACGATACCGCCGATCTGTCGCGCCCGGATCGCGTCCATTACGTGATCGACCTACTGCCCGACTACGTCACCGTGATCGACAACGCGACCGGCGAAAAAACCAATGTCGAGGTGATCCAGATTTGGTGCGATCCGAAGCACCCGGACGCCCACCGCGACCCGGCGCTGCGGCGCTACCTCGAGCGCCGCGCGGAGGAGGGCAAGATCGCGCTGGTGCGCTACAATGAGAGCGAGGCCATCAGCCTCCTGCTAGATTCGAGCAACCAATGGCACGAACAATCCGCCACCGTTGACATGAACCGTGGCGGTTATTCGCTTGCGAAGGTCGCCGCCGCCCTAGGAGCAAAGCCATGACCGCGCTCGCCCCCGGCATGCCGCCGCTGCCGCCGCGTTTCCTGAAACTGCCGGTCGATCATCGCGGCTACCCGGTCCCGAAATTTGTCCATCAGCGCGACGATGGCACCTACGATTTCCGCGTCGTCAAACCGGGCTGGCCGCAACGCTGCCGCAGCCACCGGCTGTGCTGGCTGTGCGGCGAACCGCTTGGCAAATTCATGTGCTTCGTGATCGGCCCCATGTGTGCCCTCAATCGCAACACCGCCGAGCCGCCCTGCCATCGCGACTGCGCCGAATTCGCCGTCATGGCCTGTCCGTTCATGCGCTTTCCCAATCGCAAGCGCGACGAGGCCGACCTGCCGGAAGAAAGCCTCAAACCCGGCGGCGAAGAAGTCATGATCATGCGAAACCCCGGCGTCACCTGCCTGTGGATGACCCGCAGCTATCGCCCCTATCGCGCCCAAAACGGCGACGTGCTGATCGAGATCGGCGACCCGGTCGAGGTGATGTGGTGGGCGCACGGACGCACCGCCACGCACGACGAGATTATGGCCTCGATCAATTCCGGTCTGCCGCTGCTGCGCGGGATGGCCGAGCGCGAAGGCAGGGATGCTATCGCCGCCCTGGACCACGTCATCGAGCGCGGAATGAAGCTGGTGCCAGCCGCATGAGAGGAAACATCAATGGCTAAAAAACGCAAACAGAAACGCAAATCAATCGCGATATCTGCCGACTTACGCGCGTACACGAACTTTATAAATCGCGCGATGATGAAAGCGCACTATGCGTGGATACGGAAAAAACGCCAGTGACCCAACGTCTCGGCGATGCACCGATTGAGCCGCAATACATCGAGAAGATGAATGCGCTTGCCCGCGCCATCGACGAACTTTTCAACGGTGACCTCAAGGGCGCGAACCGCAAAGTCGGCTTCGTGCTGATGGTCTACAATTTCGGCGACCAGCCGGGCCGCTGCAACTACATTTCCAACGGTGCTGACCGCAAGGACGTGGTCACGCTCATGAAGGAAATGATCGCCCGCTTTGAGGGTCAACCGGAGATGAAGGGACGCGCGTAATGGCGACGTTCAAGATCGAGCCGCACACCGTCCGCGGTGGCGGTGCCGCCGTGTGCGTGTTCGACGATGCGCAGAACTTTGTCGCCACCGTTTGCTGGCGTGATGGCAACATTCTCGTGATCAGCAAATACACGGACACGGTTCACCTCGATAACGGCGTACCGCCGGTCGCGGTGATCAAGCTGAAGGAGCGGCCATGACCATCGGTCCCGGCAAATACGACGACCTCTGCACGACGGTCCGCGAGGAAACCAACGCGGCCGGCGTCATCGTCATCGTGATCGGCGGCACCCGCGGCCACGGGTTTTCCTGTCAGGCCGATCTCGACACGACCCGACAATTGCCTGACCTTCTGGAAAGTCTGGCGCGGCAGATACGCGCCGACGTCAACGTACAATGAGGTAAGCCATGCCAAAGCGCAGCCATGTCGATGCCGAGATCGGCGCACGTCTGCGCGTGTTGCGGCTCAAGGCCGGACTGACGCAGGAACTGCTGGCCGACGGGCTTGGGCTGACGTTCCAGCAGGTGCAGAAATACGAGAAGGGCACAAACCGCATCGCCGGGTCGCGGCTGACCACAATCGCCAAGCTGCTCAAGGTGCCGGTATCAGTCTTTTTCGGCGAGGACGGCAAGGGCGAGGCGGTGCAGATCGACTTGCGGGTCAACACGCGCTCGCGCCAGCGCATCATGGAATTGCTCGACGAGATCGACAGCGGCAGAATCGAGGCGGCGGTCCTCGCTCTGCTTGCCGAGTTCGTGAGCGGGAAACCGAAACGCTGATGGACAAAAAAAGAGGCCCCGCCGAAGCGGGGCCGAAGGCTCGCGGAAGTTCCGATAATTTCATACCGACGGCGCGACCGGCTCCCGCTCGCCGCCGAGGACCCGCGCCAGCGCCGCACAGATCGCCTCGAAATGCTGCTCGTAAATGTCGGCATCCGCCGCGCTATCAACGAAGCAAACCTCGATCAGGATCGACGGCATCATGGTCTGGTTCAGGAAAAATAGATCGGTGCGCTTCTTCGCGCCGCGATTGATGAACCCGACCGAGGCAATAGCGTTCGCGACATGACCGGCAAGGGCGCTCTGCGTCACGTATAGACACTCCGTCCCCATCGGGGCGACCGTCTCGACGTAGGCATTGAAATGCACCGAGACGTCGAGGTCGCGCTCCTCGCCATTGTGGAAGTCAACGATGGCATTGAGGTTTTCGTTCTGCGTTTTGCTGGCGTCGTCGTGAAACGTGATCACCTGGATATAGCGGTCGCGTAGCCGATCGGCCAATTCTTCGACCAGCCGCCTCGCCTCGTCCACCTCGTCGAGGATGCCGGAAGCGCCGCGCACGTAAAGGCCGTGACCCGACGAGATGACGATCCGCTCGTATGTTTCGATCGCGACCGATCCACGCTGCGTGAAGGGGAATACGACCTCGACGATATCGTCGGTGGCGATCCCGAGCGCCTCCATTGCGCCGGGGGAGAGGTCACAGACTCGATCCGTATCGGAATGAGGTCCCCAATCGGCTGGATAACACTTGATCAACTTGCCGGTCGACGGCGCGGTCACCAGCGCCATTTCCTCGCGCAGCATCTGCACCGGCGTCTCGTCGTAGTCCCACCGGCAGGCCAGATAGAACTGCGCCGGATTCAACCGCCGCGCCAGGCCGGTCGTGCCTTCCGGCTGGTAGCTTAAAAACAATTCGGGTTTCTGCGTCCAATCCGAATAGAGTGCGACCCCTTCGTCGGGCGCGACTCCGAGATCGTCCGGGCCGCCGAAGGTCGAGCATTTGCCGCGCAGATTTAGCGTCACCTATAATTCCCCAACATCGACTTCGTTATCGGATCGTAGCTGCTGCTGCGCGGCGGTCCCTGACGGCAATCGCGAATGTCCTTGACCAGATCAGTTATCAATTGCAGTTGTGACTTGTTGCGCTCAGCCGCATTGGCTGCGACCTCGCCAAGCACGTAAGCGGCAAAGCCGAGGAAACCGACATTGACGATCAGTAGCGCAATCGCGAGCGGCGTTGACTTCATCGCCTCGATGGCGCTGCCCACAGCCTTGCCGGTCGTTTCCACTGGCATGACATCACCTATTTTTCTTCGTCGCCGTTTTCTCCAAAAGATGTGACATTTAATTCTTCGTCGCGATGATTAGGTCGACATACTGAATGCGGCAGTCGATGTTGTGCCCATGCGCCGTGCCGCTGCCGGTGTTGGCAATTAGAAGACTGTTGTTAACAACAGTCGCGGCCCCGCTGTGGGTATACCATGAT